CCCTCCCTACCGGATATTGTGGAGCCCACCGCAGCGGGAGAAATAGCGGTGCGGCCAACCCCTCCCCTGCATGCGTTGCGCGCCGAGTTGCAGCCGATCGCTCACAAGCTTCTTTGCGACGAAGCCTACTGGGAGCAGTTGAAGCGCACCGCCGCCCCCCGCACCTTCCTTGAGTTCGTGCGCTTCGCGTTCGCGGCTGACTTGGAGGGGCGCCCCGGCGGCTCCGGTCTTAATCAGCAGTTCGTTATCAACGCCCCCTTCCCGAAGGGGCCGTTGGATGATCTGCCCGCCGGCTTCCGCGTAGACTGAAGCCCCCGCCCCCATGCAGTACGTACCCCGACGCCAGTTTTCCGGCCTCCATTGCCGACGCGAACGGTGGGCGCTGATCGTAGCCCACCGCCGCTGCGGCAAGACGGTCGCCTGTCTCAACGAACTCATCGGCCGCGCGCTGCATACGACGAAGCCGAACGCGCGCTTCGCCTACTTGGCCCCGTACCGCGAGCAGGCGAAGCGCGTCGCGTGGGACTACATGCTGCGGTACACCGAGGGCATCCGTATCTCCGCCTCCGTGGCCGAACTCAGCGTGACGCTGCCGAACGACCACAAGATTTTCCTGTTCGGCGCGGACAACGCCGACAACCTGCGCGGGCAGTATTTCGACGGCATCGTCATCGACGAGCCGGGCAACATGCGCCCGAGCGTGTTCACTGAGGTAATCCGCCCCGCCCTCTCCGATCGGATGGGGTGGGCGGTGTTCATCGGCACGCCGAACGGGAAGAACGAGTTCTGGGAGTTCCACGAGAAAGCCCGTAAGAGCGATGGCGGTCCCTCCGGTTGGTTCTACCTCAACCTGAAGGCCAGCGAAACGGGGATCATCTCCGCCGCAGAGCTTGCGGAGGCCCGCGATGTCATGGGCGAGGACGAGTACGCGCAGGAGTTCGAGAACGACTTCGGCGCGGCGATCAAGGGGAGCATCTACGGCAAGACGATCCGCATGCTGGAGCAGGACGGGCGCATAGGAGTGGTGCCCCACGTCCCCGGCGTGCCGACGCACACGTGTTGGGACATCGGGTTCTCCGATTTCTGCGTCGTATGGTTCTTCCAAGTCATCGCGCGCGTGCCGTGTTTCTTCGACGTGTACTCCACTACGGGTACCAGCGTCCATGAGGTTGCGGAAGGGCTCTCCGCCAAGAAGAAAGAGCACGGCTTTACGCCGGGCCAGCATTATCTGCCCCACGATGCGTGGGCCGACACGTTCCAGACCGGGCGCAGCACGGTGGAGCAACTGCTGAAGCACGGCATACGCGCTCGTGGGGTGCCGTCCCTCTCCGTGCAGGACGGAATACAGTCGGTACGGCTGATGCTGCGCGCCGCGCGGTTCGATGCGAAGCGATGCGAGCGCGGCATCGAAGCCCTCCGCCAATACCAACGCGAGTGGGACGAGGCCAAGCAGACCTTCCGCCAGAAGCCGCGCCACGATTGGACTTCCGACTATGCGGACGCGCTGCGCATCGGCTCGCTGGGCTACCGCGAGGACTACTCTGAGCCCGGGCCATACGTTCCCGCCAGCCGTCGCCCCCGTCCGCGCATCTCTGATGGGGTGCAGTTGGACGAGTTGTGGAAAACCCTTCCCGAACGTCGTCAAGGAGCACCCCGCATATGAGTTCCACCACGAACGACCAGCAGTTGGCTACCGGGCAGGCGTCCGTTTCGTCCTTGGCTGCGTTTGGCGAGGGTGCCGCCGGCAAGGCGAAGCGGTGGCAGGCGGAGATCGACACCGCCAAGCGTTCTCGCTCCGAGTGGACGAAGAAGGCGAAGAAGGTACTGCGCCGTTACCGTGATGAACGGGACGCCATCGACACCATCGACCGGAAATTCAACGTCCTGTGGTCGAACGTGCAGGTAATGAAGCCGGCGCTGTACTCCAAGCCCCCGAGGCCCGAGGTCAGCCGTAAATTCGATACGGAAAGCGACCCGGCCCGCGTCGCGGCGATGATTATGGAGCGCAACTTGGAGTATTTCGTCTGCGAATACTCCGCCTTCGACCAAGTGATGAACCAGTGCGTCTTGGACCGGCTGTTGCCGGGTCAAGGGACCGCATGGGTGCGCTACACCGCCAACTTTCTGCCGCCTACGCACAAGGACGATCCTGATGCGACCCCGGAAGCGTATCAACAGCACGAAGCGACCGAATCGCCCACGGAGGAGAGCGCCGAGCATGCTGGCGTGGGTGTTACCGACGACACCCTTTCCATTCCCACCGAGGAAAAGGTGGAGTATGACTACGTTCACTGGCAAGACTTCCTGACCAACTCGGCGCGGACGTGGGAAGAAGTAACGTGGGTTGCGCGGCGCGCGTTTCTTACGCGGGCGCAGGGCACGCAGCGGTTCGGCAAGGCGTTCGCGGACGTGCCGCTGAACTACAAGGACAAGGACATCGTGGACGCCCGCGTCGGGCAGAACGCGCAGTTCGGCCCCGGCCCCGGCGTGCTCAGCAAGGCGGCGGTGTGGGAGATATGGGACAAGCCCTCCGGCAAGGTCTACTGGTACTGCGAGGATCATCCGAAGCTGTTGGACGAGCGCAAGGACTTGCTGGAGTTGGTGGGGTTCTTCCCCTGCCCGCGTCCGTTGCTCGCTACGACGACGACGGATTCCATCGTGCCGATTCCCGACTACCTGATGTATCAGGATCAGGCGCAGGAGTTGGATCAGATGACCAATCGCATCTCCATGCTGATTCAGGCATGCAAGGTGGTTGGGGTCTACGACAAGACGCAGGACGCTGTGCAACGCCTCCTTACCGAAGGCGTGGACAACGTGATGATCCCGGTGGACAACTGGGCGATGTTCGCGGAGCGCGGCGGGCTGAAGGGCGTCGTTGATTTCTTCCCGATTGAGATGGTGATGAAGGTGCTCACCCAACTCATTCAGGACCGCAATACCATCAAGCAGGACATCTACGAGATCACTGGCATCTCCGACATCGTGCGCGGCTCCACGGTGGCCTCGGAGACAGCCACGGCGCAGAACATCAAAGCCAAGTTCGCGGGCATCCGTATCAACGACAGCCAAAAGGACATCGCCCGCTTCGCCGCCGACCTGATGAACATGACGGCGGAGATCCTGACCAACTTCTTCCAGCCGGAGAGCCTCATTCTCGGCTCCGACCTCACGCCGGAGAACGTCGATTTCCAGTTCGTCCCCGAGGCGCTGCAACTCATCAAGTCGCGCCAACTCATCAAGCACCGGCTCACGGTGACGGTGGACTCCATCACCGAGGAGGATGACAAGGAGCAGAAAGAGGCGCGAGTGGAGTTCCTTACCGCACTTGGCAACTTCATGCAGCAGGGCGCGCAGGCGGCGGAGAGCCACCCCGAGTTGGCCGGCATGATGGCGCACGTTCTGCTGTGGGGCGTGCGCGGGTTCAAGGTGGGACGCGACATCGAAGGGGTGCTGGAGCAGGGCATCAAGGCGATCGCCGCCGCGCCGCCGGAGCCGAAGTCCGACCCCGCTGCGGACAAGGCGAAGGTGGAGATGGAGAAGATGCAGGGCGAGATGCAGATGAAGCAGCAGGAGAGCCAAGCCAAGTTGCAGGAGTCGCAGGCGCAGATGCAGATGCAGCAGCAGGAGAACCAGCAGAAGTTGCAATTCGAGCAGCAGGAGGGTCAACTCAAGCTGCAACAGATGCAGCAAGAGGGGCAACTCAAGCTGGAGCAGATGAAGCAGGAGTTCATGCTCAAGATGGCGATGATGCAGCAGGAGGGGCAACTCAAGCAGCAAGTCGCCGCGCAGGACGCCGAGGTCAAGGTGCAGACTGCGCAGATCGACGGCGCGCTGAAGGTGCAGGAGCACGAACAGGCTGCGGAGCAGAGCGCCGAGGCGCACGACGCCGCGCTCGAACAAGCGGAGAGCGCCGCCAAGCAGAAGAAGGAAGGGGAGTGATGAAGAAGGTTCCACTATCTCCGCAGGATCGGTACACGTTTCGTGTGTGGCGGCGCGGCGCAAAGAAGAACGGCAGGCACCTTGATCGTCGGGTGAAGCGCGTGATAAGCCGCAACAACACGACTCTGTTCTTCGTTACGCCAAGCGACGGAACCTATGGGTGGTCCTATGCCGCGTAGACGCTTCCGCTACGACCCCACATTGAAGGAAATGGTGGAGGTACTGAATGAAGATATTGACGAACGTCAAACAATGGTGCGCGGGGATATTCCAGCGTTCCGCTCCCCTCTCGACGGAACCATTGTCGAAGGGCGACGCGCCTACTACGACCACATGCGCAAGCACAACGTCGTCCCATTTGAAGCGGGCGACGAAAAGAAGAAGCCTCCTAAAGTAGACCCTGTTCCGAGGCGAGAGGTTATCTGGGAGGTAGTAGACCGCAGCATCCAACGCCACAAAAGGAGATAGAGATGGCCGAGCAAGAGCAGGCACCGTCGATGGAGGAAAGCATCAACGCCGCCATTGAGAGCACCGCAGAAAAAATCGAAGCGACGCCGACCGAACCCAAGGCGGAAGTACTGACGCCGCGCGAGGACAAGGAACCGAGAGCCAAAGACGCATTCGGCCGCTTCACGGCGAAGCCCAAAGAGGCCCCCGCTGCGGAAGCCGCAGCTTCCGGCGACCCTGCTACTACCCCTGCCACCACTACCCCTGCCCCTGCCGCCACTCCTGCTGCCCCCGCACCCGAAGCCGACGCCGCTCCGTCCTCATGGAAGGACGGCGTAAAAGCGAAGTGGACGACGTTGGACTCGGAGGTAAAGGCGGAGATCATGCGCCGCGAGCGCGATATCAGCGTCGGTATGCAGCGCGCAGCGGAAACGCGCAAGTTTGGCGACTCCATGTACCAAGAAGTCGCGCCTTACATGGAACTACTGAAGTCCGAGGGCGCGTCGCCGCAGGATGCGGTGCGTGTACTGCTTGAAACCGCGCATACGTTGCGCCACGGCAGCCCCGAGACGAAGAAAGCGCTGATGCTGTCGATGATGGAGCAGTACGGCATCGATTTCAGGAAGCCTTTCAACCCCGAGGTCGCCCGCCTGCAATGGGAGGTCGATAGCCGTCGTCATAACGACGCAAGGGTGCAAGCGCAGCAAGGCGCGTCGCAGGAGATCGCAGCAGTGTCGGAGATTGAAGCATTCGCTGCGCAGCCGGGGCATGAGCATATGGATGCGCTGCGCCCGCACATGGCGGCGCTGTTGCAAAGCGGCGCGGCTACGGATTTA